CTGAAGAGCCTGACGGAAGAAGACTGGCTATAGACCATTGCCATGCAACAGGAAAAGTACGAGGAGTTCTATGTAATAACTGTAATAATGGATTAGGTGCTTTTGGTGACAACATAGAAGGTATGAAAAAAGCAATACAATATTTACAAAATTCAACAGCGAGGTAATAAGAAATGTCTTATAAATTAGATGGAAAAACACTCCCTATAGACAGGGGTTTTACACATAACGAGATACAGTACCCAAGAAACTGGTTACGACTATCAACACAAGAAGATAAAGAGACACTAGGTATTACATGGGAAGCAGACCCAGTAAGACATGATGATAGATATTACTGGAATGGTGAACTAGATAATCCTAAAGCAATAGAAGATGTATTAGCTGTTGATGAGGATGGTAACGCAGTATGGGAACAAGAGCTAGATAACTCTAACCCAGAAAAACCATTTATGGTGAATAAGCAACCACTAGTCCAAGAAGTAACACGTGGTCTTAAGTATCAGATGATACAACAAGTAAAGAGTACAGCAGGTAGTATGTTAAACCAGACAGACTGGTACGTTACTCGTAAGGTAGAAAGAGAGGTAGCAATTCCTGCAGATGTTGTATTACAAAGAGCAGCAGTAGTAGCAGAATCAGAGAGATTAGAAACTGCAATTACAGCAAGTGTGGATGTTGTAGCACTCATGGGGGTTATGGGAACCCAGTCATGGGGTATCTAACTAAAACGTTATTAGCAGTAACGCTACTCTTTGCCTTTAGTTACACACAGGTATCAGCAGAAACAGACCTTCCTGATATTATGGTAATGACAACAGATGTAGGCACAGTAACGCTAACAGAGAAGCCTTGCTCATTCCCAGTACTACTTAACATGCCTTATGAAATTATTGCTACAGAGAATGGTAACACGCATATAGGTTGCTGGAATACTGTACTAGGGGATACTCATATATATGTAGCTTTTCCTGATGATGTTCAGAACCAAGTGATTCCTATGCCAAAGAAATGGTTTATTGGTGTAGATGTGGAATCTTTATAATGACAATCAAAGAGGAAGTGATTATGTGTAAATGTAAAGAATGTAAATGTAAGGGATGCTAAATATGACTCCAGAAGAACATAAGAAAGCTATTAAAGAAGGCTTAAGTGAATGGCTTAATGAAAAGTTTGCTGAGTTTGGTAAACTATCCGTTAGGGGAATACTTGCTATGGCTTTAGTTGCTTTAGTTTATCTGTGGTCTGTATCACATGGATGGAAAATATGAGTTACCTAGCTAGACTATTAGGAAAACCAGTTGTCTGGTCTTTAGCATTACTAGTAGCATTACCTATTACTCCTATTATTGCTTGTCTATTATATGGATGGTCTTACTAAATGCTAAACATACTATTACCACTAATCTCCACTGTGATTGATAGAGTCATCCCAGACAAGAATGGTGCAGAGAAAGCTAAACAAGCTATAGAGGCAGAGCTTATTGCTAATGCAACACAACTCAACCTAGCTCAAGCAGATACTAATAAAATAGAAGCAGCTCATAGAACCGTATGGGTAGCAGGATGGCGACCATTCATAGGATGGGTATGTGGAGTAGCAATGGCTTGGCACTTTGTTGGTGTACCACTCATTATGTTTTTAGCTGCTTGGTCAGGAACAGTAATACCAGAGCTACCTGTCTTTGATATGAGTAGTTTAATGACGGTACTAATGGGTTTATTAGGATTAGGTTCTATGAGAACATTCGAGAAAATGAAAGGATTAACTAAATAATGCCATACATGACTATTATCATAGAGTTCTACTTTGGTAATCAACTAGCAAAGTCTAATTAAAAAAAGAAGAATATAATTATGTCTCAGATTGACCAAATCAGGGAAGCTGCTGAAGCAGACTTACTTACCTTTATTAAATTAGTTGCTCCTCATATATTATATGGAGCCTTACATGAAGAACTTATTAGTTGGTGGGCAAGATCAGAAGCTAAAGATAACCAATTAGTCCTACTTCCTCGTGGACATATGAAGAGTAAGCTCATTGCTTACAGGACAGCTTGGCATATAACTAAGAATCCTGAAACAACAGTACTCTATGTATCAGCAACAGCAGATTTAGCAGAAAAACAGCTCTATGCAATAAAACAGATAATAGATTCCCCCATCTATCGTAGGTATTGGTCAGACATGGTCCATCCTGAAGAAGGAAAAAGAGAAAAATGGGCAGTAGCTGAAATATCTGTTGACCACCCTCAACGCAAATTAGAGGGTATTAGAGACGCTACAGTAAAAGCGGTAGGGTTGACCTCAAACACCACTGGTTTTCACGCTGACGTGGTCGTACTGGACGATATAGTAGTACCTGGTAACGCATATACAGAAGAGGGAAGAGATAAAGTAGCTTCAGCTTATTCACAGCTAGCCTCTATTGAGAATCCTGGTGCAGTTGAGTGGGTTGTTGGTACTCGTTATCATCCTAGAGACATTTATGATACTATGATAAACATGAAAGAGGTTTATTATGCTACAGATGAAGAAGAAGAAACCGAACATGAAGTATATGAACTCTTTCAAAAAGTAGTAGAAATAGACGGAGAGTTTCTCTGGGCAAAACGAACAAGAAGTGATGGGAAGTCTTTTGGTTTTGATGCTAAGGAACTTGCAAGGATTAAAGCTAAGTACATTGACCAGACACAATTCTTTGCTCAGTATTATAATGATCCTAATACTACAGAAAGTGCTAGAATTAATAAAGATAACTTTCAGTACTTTGATAAAGCAGTCTTACAAAATAAAGAAGGAGACTGGTATATTAGAGATAGAAAACTAAACATCTATGCAGCAATTGACTTTGCGTTTAGTTTAAGGAAACAAGCAGATTATACTGCTCTTGTAGTAGTAGGTGTTGATCACCAAGCAAACTATTATATCTTAGAAATAGATAGATTTAAAACAGAAAAGATTGTAGATTACTACAAACATATATTACAGTCATGGGAAAAATGGGGATTCAGGAAGATACGTGCTGAGATTACTGTAGCACAACAAACGATTGTAAAAGAACTAAAAGATAGTTACCTTAAACCTAATGGAATACCTTTGTCAATAGATGAGTTTAGACCTACAAGACATCTAGGAGATAAAGCCCAACGAGTGGGTTCTGTATTAGAACCTAAGTATGATAACTTACAAATATGGCACTACAAGGGTGGTAACTGTCAGACATTAGAAGAAGAATTAGTAATGGTACATCCACCACATGATGATATTAAAGATGCCTTATCTAATGCGATAGCTATATCTTTAGTTCCAAAGGTAAGAGCATATCAAGGTTTAAGTTTTAGTAAACCATTACCAACCCACAGCAGGTTTGGCGGGATAACACATTAAGGAAATAATATGGCAGGTGAAGTAGCACAAATAGAGCAAGCAATTGGTACAGAAAACTTAGCTAAGACACTAGCTGGATTATATAACCAATGGTGGATTCAAAGAAATAATAAAGAATCAGAATGGAGAGAGTTAAGGAATTACCTCTTTGCTACTGATACTACAACTACGTCTAATAGTTCTCTTCCTTGGAAAAACAAAACTACTCTTCCTAAGTTAACACAGATTAGAGATAATCTACATGCTAACTATATGGATGCTTTGTTCCCTAATGACAACTGGATGAAGTGGGAAGGAGCTACACAAGAAGCTACTACCATGAAAAAACGCAAAGCTATTGAAGCTTACATGAAGACTAAACTGAAAGAGTCTAGGTTTAGAGAAGAGGTTAGCTTACTTGTTTATGACTATATTGACTATGGTAATTCTTTTGGTGAGGTTATGTATGTTAATGACTCACATGTAGATCCTATTACGGAAGAAATTATTACTACTTACAATGGTCCTAAACTAAAAAGGATTTCTCCTTTTGATCTTGTCTTTAATCCTATAGCATCTTCCTTTGCTAAGTCACCAAAGTTTACTAGAAAAGTAACCTCTATTGGTGAACTAAAAAAACAACTAACTACCCGTCCTGACTTAAACTATGACAAAGCAGCTTTTGATAAAGCTGTGGCTATTAGAAAAACTATATCTATGTTTAGAGTAGAGGATGTAAACAAAGCAGAAGCATACATTGCTGATGGCTTTGGTACACTACAAGAATATTATCAATCAGGTATGGTAGAGATACTAGAGTTTGAAGGAGATTGGTATGATAAAGATGAAGATAAACTCTATGAGAATAGATTAATAACTATCATTGACAGATCTTATATTCTAAGAAACATAGAGAATCCTAGTTACATTGGTCATGACAGCAAAGCTCATGTAGCATGGAGAAAACGTCCTGATAATTTATATGGTATGGGACCACTAGATAACCTAGTAGGTTTACAATATCGTATTGACCACCTAGAGAATGCTAAGGCAGATGCACTAGACTTAACTATCCATCCCCCTATGGTAGTTAGAGGTGAGGTAGAACCATTTACTTGGGGTCCTGAAGTAACTATTCATTTACAAGAAGATGGTGATATACAAATGTTACCACCTAACCCTGCAGCTTTCCAAGTTAACAATGAGCTAGCAGCACTAATGAATACAATGGAAGAGATGGCTGGTGCTCCTAAAGAAGCAATGGGTATAAGAACACCTGGAGAGAAGACAGCCTTTGAAGTACAGTCATTACAGAATGCTGCTGGTAGAATATTCCAAAATAAAGTTAATCAGTTTGAGATTGAGTTCCTAGAACCTGTTCTTAACATGATGTTAGAAACTGCTAAACGGAATCTTAACTTACCAGAATTAGCTAAAGTCTATGATGATGACTTTGGTGTGCAAGATTTCTTGTCTATTACTAAAGAAGATTTAACCGCACGTGGTAAAATTAGACCTATAGGTGCTAGACACTATGCAGCTAGAGCACAGTTACTACA